AAGTATAAGGGTGACATTAAAAGAGATCGTTTTGCTAGACAGCTTAAGCTCCAGCGATATGGCATACGCGATTGGCGATATAACTTTGAGACTTTTTTATAGGGTGTACAACTTGGAGATAAGCACCGATTTTTACGATGCCGCTAAAAAATGCGCCCAGCCTGCGACAATACGGGAATTAAACCGGGCATGGAAAAATCGTGTGCTTCATCGACACGTTAGGCCTCGCGAATGTACATTAGCCAATACGCAAAAAAGCCGCCAAATGTTGGAAAACGCAGCGGTGTAACGAAGCAATGCGGTGTATCAACTCGGTTATACACCGCATTGCTTCGTTACACTATTAGCATTTTTTCCGGGATTTTGCAAATTTTTGCTAAATATCCACTGACGGTCAGCGCGGGGCATAACGTGCATTAGACACCTAAATAGGTGTCTAACACAAAAAACACACCTACAAACCAACTTTTTTTGAAAGCGCGGCATTGCAATAAGTGCTAAAAAATATAGCCACACAGGCAATGCCGTCAGCTATCTCGTCAAAGGCATAATCATAAACACTCAGCGCCGGATAAAAAGACGCTGCAACCTTAATCAAAATAGCCAAAAACCCTGACAACATCGCAGTATTGCCCCAGGCATTGGCATTAGTAAGCTCCTCGCCCTTTTTTACCGCCTTAATCGCCAACAAAACCTTATCCACAATTACCCCCAATCACTAAAATTAGCCAAAAACCCATCATAAATAGCGCCCACATCGCCAGCATCGCAAGACAAAACGCCATCAACGGCAAGATTAGACAGCGCCCTGATCGACTTTATCTCGCCCCAAAGCCCCCTTATTGTCTCAAGCTCTGCGGCCTCACCAGCTGACAAGCTTGGCATAGACACAAGCTCTATACTCCTTGCCAGCGTGTTGTTTTGCCGGTGCATTGGCATAATCGCCAAGATATGCGCCCTGGCCGCCTCATTAATCTTAGCCGCAACAGCCTTCCTGTATTCAGCGTCATTAATGGCCGACCCTGCAACACCTCCAGCATCAACCCAGTCCAAATAAGCTGCATACGCCGAGTTTTCGGCATCTTGGGGCACAATAGCGCCATCCTCACGATAAACCAAACCATCACTAATCTTATACATTTACAACTCGCTATCGGCAAAATAATGGACGTAAAAATAACCGGCAGTGGACGCATTACAAATACGTGACTCCGTAAATCCGGTTGGCGTTATTGCGGATATAGTGCCAGGTGATGCTGGGAATCCAGCCGATCCGCCCTGAACCGCATAGATGGTCGGAGTTACCCGCATCTGGGTGCTAAAAAAATAGGGTCTGTAATAGGTAAGCCCCGATGTGGTATCACCCATTGTTGTCGATATGGTGCTATATGATTGATTATCAAATATATCATATGTATTTGACGTGCCATAATAGCGCCTACAAAGCCCCAGCTCGTCATTTAAGCCAGGCTGCACATAGTCCCCCAGTGTTTTACCTGGCGTTAGCTTGCACCCCGTTATAGCCATTTTTGCGCCCACCGTTGCACAAAAATCAACACATCCAGTTGATGCCAAATAGTTACCCACTGTCCATGCGCCGCCCGTAGTCTTAAAATTATCGCCTGCCGTCAAAACGTGGCTTATGCTTAAGCCAATGCCTTTTTTATAGTTCCAATTTCCAGTTGTTGGCATCGCAGGGAGCTGGATGGAAACTCTTGTCCAAACGTTGGCTGTTGTAATGTTAAATTCCGCAACTGCGCTTCGATCTGGCGTGTTGTTTGGGGACGTGCCAGCCCCAGAATTTGAAAAAGCTACCGCAAACTTCCCCGTAACAGTGCTGTTTACCCAGAAGCTATACACAGATTGCCGCTCAACAAGGTCGGCCATATTCATGCCCTCAATGTGTTGAGTTAGGCAAGCATATTGACCAGGAGCAGCCACACCTACCGTGGTGTTTTCAAGCAAAATAGATGCCTGGAAACTGTGTTTTGCCGATGTAACAGACGGGACAGAAAGAGACGGCGACACGGTAACCCCAAAACCAGTAATCGTGTTACGCATAACCCAACGGTCAGCCGTGTAAACATATCCTGGAGCTGCCCCAAAATCTGGGGTTATCAGCTTGCGGGTAGCCGAGTAGCTTGTCGTCTGCCCTGTGTTAGTCAGGCGCTGCCAAATGTTAAAAGCCCCATTGATGACCAGATTATTATTGCTCATGTTTTTAATGGCGCGTACACACTGGGTAAGGTCGGCCTGGCTTTCAGCCTCGCCAAGCTCGGACGCAATGGATATAAGCTCACCCTGTACGCCATTAAACCAATCCGCGTTAAGCTGCGTGGTTGGTATGGCTGCCCCTGGATCCCCGCCGTGGAAATACCCGACAATGCCGCTAGAGCTATCATTGGGTAAAATAGGCTGCGCCGTAGCGCTTTTAATACGTCTCATTAAGCCCCCATAATTACTTTTTTTTCTGCATACCAGCCATCGTTCCATAGCTCAATAATGCCAGTCCCTGCCGACACGGGAGACGCGCCAGGGTCTCTTGATATGTCAAAATAATAATCAAACGTATTGGCAGCAGAATCAAAAACAACAGGAATAGAAAAATGCGCCTCAGCCTCAAAATAGCTTTGCCCTGCGGGGTCGACAGATAGCTTTTGCACCCAGGGTTCTGAACTGTTTTTCCTCACAAAAAACCGCAACAACAAGTTGCCGCCTGGATTGCTAGACCAATAGCCCCTAATCACAACCCGCTTGCCACCTGGCGGTGGCGTACCAACCGCAACACTTACAATAGGGCTTGTATAGCGGTAATTCGCTGACAAATTAACGCTGTCCGCTGTCCAGCTGCTAGATACACTGCTAATTTTCGGCGTTGAATTGCTTGCAGAACTGGGAACAAAAACATCAATAATCTGAGCAGCCCTGGCAATCATCGCCAAAACTGAATCACGCACTTGAGTGCCAGAATTACCAGGCACCATATTGCCGCCCGTTGGCGTGGCAATCAGGTTGTTAACCTCGTCTATCAGATCGTTTATCCAGTCAGCCGTAACCACCGTGCCGGATATGCCGTTAATGGGGTCGGCATCACGGGCATAGCCAAAATTACCTGACGATGACCGTGGTGGCCTGGTAGTTACTGCCGATGTGTGTTGTAGTTTTTGCATAAAATCCTATAGGCTTGGTACTGCATTATAAATAACGTGGGTATGCGCCGGTTTAACACGCTCAATGTAGTCGATAAAAGCCGTGTTATTGCTCACAGTCCCCAACGGGTCACCGGCTGTTGATAGTCCGGCCTTAAACTTTTTTACGCTGCTGTCCACGTAATTAATTTGCCAGGTCATGCCCCAGCTGTATTTGTCATTAACGGGCGATGTGCATAAGCCATTGCACAACATAGGCGGGTTGGTATCATGCAAATCAATGATTGATGCGGCAACGCCAAGAGCACCCAGCACCTCCAAAAAATACGCCTTGCTTGCGCCGCCCCTAGCTCTCCACCGCCCCAAAACAGCCTGTTTTTTATCATCGCTGGTGATCTCCAGATATCCGTTTTGCTTGCCTATGCCAGCCTCACCATACCTTGCCATTGTCATTTGAGACATGGTAAGCGGGTTAGATTCTACAACCAGGCCGTAAGCGCTCCGGTCAATGTTGACAAACTCCTCAGCAATAGAGGCCACCACACGGTAGGCAACACTGTTTTTATCGGTGCTAAACAGCGTACCAGGTGGCAATAGCGCGTAAAATGCTGCTATGTAGCTGTCAATATCATACATATATAATATTGCCCAAAGTAAGCAGCTGGCCTGCCAAACAGGTAACATTTGTTGTGGGCGATGTAATCAAAAAATGATCCACGCTGATGGCATTAGATACCGTATCGTAAAGCCAGTTAAAATACATAGTGCCGCCCAAATCGCTGCGCGTATCAAACAAGTCGGCAAGCTCGGCGGCAATGGCCGCCTTTGCCGTGTCTGTATTTGGCTCAAGCCCACTGATAACAATATCAACCGGCACGGCAACAGGGGCATAAACAATCACATCGGCAGTAATTGGGGTAACAGTGTCAAGGTATGCCTGCACGTTTGCCACATCACCCGCATTGGGTATTCCACTAGGCCGTAACCCATCCATTGCAAACCTAATATCTACCGTACCTTTACCGCGTGCCTTGCCAACCGGCCACACACGGGTAACGCCGCTTACTTGCTTGCACCAGTCTACATAGTCTTTGGCATTCCCGCCGTGCGGAGGCATGGTAATGCGGTCTAAAATGCGCTGTCTATACAGCGTATCAAGCTCTTCATCAGCACCCAATGCCAGTGTTCCAATAACCTGGCATTTTGAGTTAACGCCAGATTGTGCAATGGACAGCGCAGCCTGTGTGCCATCAGGCAAGTTATAGGCGCTACCGGCCACAGTAGCCAACACCGTAACCGTTGCCTTGCCGCCAGAAATTACCGCATCACTCAACGTCACGTATTTTTTGCTGCCCAATGCCTGTATTTCAGTGCCTGCAAAAATGTTTTGGCCGTTGCTGCCAGTTATCTCCACTGTGCTGTTGTTGTAGCTGCTGGGTATGCGGTATACGCCCCAAATGCGGCCATATTTATCAAGTTGCTCACCCTCACAATCTTGTATGTTGGTTTGTTTGGCCACCCATTCCAAATACCCATACATCTCATGCGACAGCCCGACCGCTGCCGTGGCCAGCAAATTAAGTGGTGTGTAAGGTATGCGTGCGGATGATTCCGGTAAGTTTTCGTCAAGCACCGTAAATACGCGGTCTTGTATTTCATCAAGTTGAGGCCTGTTAAAGCCTATATAGCCGTTCATTTTGTCACCAGCAACGCCCACAAATCATCAAACTTAACGGCCACATTGCCGCCGTCCGCCTTGTTAACAGCAATCTCGCAATTTACCCTATCGCCTTGCCTTGCAATGCCAACGGTAACCGATGCACACAGTCCGCTATCAATCATCCACTGCAAGGCCTCCTGTATATGCGCCTTAACCATACCAACCACGGCATCAGTAAGCTTGGATCGCCTTAGCGTCCATATCCTGCTGCCCATATCTGCATCAGCCCACCAGCCTTGCCGGTTGTCGTCAATATCCAGCTCTTCAATGGCACACCTACGCCAAATCATAATCGAGGCCAGCACATGGCTTTGTAATGGCGTGCCGCCATCCAAGCTAATGTCACAAGCACCAAATCCATCTCCAATGGCATCATTCACCGGGACAAAGTTCATGCCATGCCTCCAGACAGCCTGGCCATGCTTTCAGCCAACATGCCCTCAAAATCATTACTCCTGACGCTTTTTAATACCGCCCTGTCAAAATGCAGATAAGGCGCTCTCCTGTAATGCGTCTTTTTCTTAAGCGCATACAACAGCGTCAAATGCCCATTCCACGTCCCCCAAATGCCATAAACCCCCTTGATGGTGGCCTTATAAAAGCCTTTTTTGTTTTTTACCGCATTGGGTAGCAAGCTGGGTGCAATTTTTCCGCTACCCAATCGCCTGACCTTTACCGGCACGGCGATATGTGAGCTTCGGCTAGGTGTCTTCGTGCCTCCATCAACCAAGATGTTGGCATATTTAACCCGGTCAAGTATGCCAACGGTGGCATGCATCGCCTCTCGCTGCTTGCTCCTTGCTGCCTCATACTGGGTGGACATCGTTAAAAAGTTGCGTGTCAGGTGCATTTCTGTCCGCTCGGCATCACGGACAGCGTGCATAGCCTTAATGGCAGATTTATTTATGACGCTGGCCACAACGCGCGGGTATTGCTTAACCATTTTGGTGCTAAGTTGCCAATACAGGCCGTGGTCGTTTAGGTTAATTGTGCTCATACAGGTGCGCTGCTTATGCCTTGGTTGGTGTCTATGGGGTGCTTATGGGTGCTGCCCACATCATGCCCGTTATTATTTAGCTTGCCCGTTGTGTTTATGTCGCCATCAATATTAAGGTTTCCGGTTATGTTGATGGTGTCGGCGATAATTGACACAACGCCAGTTGCGCTAATATGCAGTTTTGCCCCGCCAACATTTAGCCTGCAACTGCCGTCATCCAAAAAAACAAACCGTTGAGTAGCGCTTACATGTTCGGCGCTGGACGTATCCTTGCAGCCGTACATCATCACATCGCCTGGCCTGCCCTTGCGTGGGCGCTTGCGCCTGTCATCGGTAGCCACTACAACGCGCCTGTCTGAGCTCCCAAGGTCAGCTATAACAACCTCAGCCGCCTGGCCATTATCATCAACCGGCAATGGTATTGAGCAAAACCCAAACGCCTGGAATCTCTCAACATTGTCAGCAACCTCGCCATACAGACCTTCAATCTTAACCGTTTGCATTTTTGAGCTGTTGCTGTCAACCTCAACAATAATGCCCTTACGCAAACTCATACCGGATCCCCAGCATGCCAAATGTGCATTTCTTCCTTGGCCTTTTTGGGCTTTTTAACCTGCGCCTTTTTGGGTTTTTGTAGTGGCTTTTTGGCTACAGGCTCTGGTAAAAACGCATCTGGCAGCATCAATACTAGCGTGCAGTTTGTGCCGTCATCCGTAATGTCGTAATCAATGGCGCTGATGGCATACTCACCGTCTATGCCCAAAAAATCATCCTTAACATCCAGGCGCATATTTTCGCGCCAAATAATACCCGCATTGCCACGCCAGCCTTGCACGGTATAAGTAATAACATCAGACTTTCCAATTGCCGCCTGTATTTCCCATTCAGCACGCGCCGTAGCGTCCTCAATGGTCATTGCGCTGTCTGCCAAAATAATTTTTGTTTTGTTGCGCCGGTAATTGCGGTCTACAGACTCGGCATTAATTTGCGCTGCCGACCGCCCAAAATCATCATCGCTGGAGTTTTTTTGAGACCTGACAATAACACGGCTATAGCGCCCCTCTTCTGTGCGTATACGGCTTACCTCTATAACGCCGCTATTTTCTTCCGCCGTCCGTATAATGCTGTTTCTGGACTTGTCGCCGTTAAGCTGGCTAATCACCAAATGGCCATCCGCCGTGTCGGTAATGTACAGCTTGCTGTTTTCCGCCAATCGCTCCAGCGCATTAAAAACCGTCTCGCCATGCTCAACCTGGAAGTCGCCAACAACCTTGTCGGGTGCGTTAACAATAACTTGCACGCCATATTGCTCTGCAAGCTTACTGGCGATAGACTTCAGCGTCTGGCCTTTAAATTGCGCCGTCACTGTCGCGCTGCAATCAACCAAGTCTTTTGTTTTGCTGCGCCCAGTTATGGTGTAACTGTGGCTTTCTTTGTCGGCGCGTTCCTCAATGCTGTCTACCGATCCGGTTAACAACAGGTCTAAGCCGTAAAGCACCTGCACTTCATCACCTGGCATGGCGTTTGGCAGTTCATCGCCATCTTCGCCATTAAGCGACAATCCCAAGCTAAACGATGCTACGCACTTATCCATGCTCCTGGATACGTTGACAGTCTCCCAGCCCACAAAGTCATTGCCGCCTATCCGTAGCGTCACCAAATCGCTTGCGCTATTCATTAGCCATCTCCACACTGCCAGCCATAAAGGCTGGGTGTCTTGCCTGGTTGCGCTCGGCCACTTCAACGCCACGCCCCGTTGCGCCATATTTGCGGTATGCAAGCACCAATGATGGCGTTGGTTGCCTTACTGTTATCGTTTGTGATTTTGACAGGCTGGGTGACCTGGCCAAAATATCCCGCTTAAAAATATGCTGCATGGCCAAAAGCTCCAGGCGCGTCCTGTCATCGCCAACATGGCTTGCAAGGGTAAGGAGGCCTGAAAAATGCCCGTTTATTTCATCCCACACCACAACAGCGTCTGTTAGTGCATTAAACGGCATGTAAGCAACGGCGGTGGTTGCCTCAATCAAGCTTAGACTTTTGCATAGCAACTCAAGCTGAATGCTGGCCTTGTGCTGCTTAACCCGTGTCGGTGTTATCGGCGCTGGCCTGTCAATGCCAACACGGCAGGCATCCAGATATTTTTCAAGCGCTGTGGCTGGTGTTACTTTGTTGGTTTGGTTTTCGATCCTGTTTGGCACAAGAACATAAAAGCTGTCGCCGTTAGGCCGTGTTGGTTGGCCTGCCAAATTTATCCGGTTGCCATAGCTGCTGTTATACTGCTTTTCAATGGTAATGCCTGTTGACTGTAGCCTTATGCCAGCGCCACAGTGGTCTTCGTTAAAGCTTGATAGGTACCCAGACACATCAGCCGGTATAGTGTGCGGCTCAGCAAAATTGTTGCTTTGTAGCTTAAAATAAGCCTGGTTGCTGCGTGGCGTGGCCATTGCCTTGCTTGTTCCGCCACCAAACACCAAACCAATAACCGCGCGCACTTCATCAACCAAAAAATCTGCCATGCCTTTAATGGCAAATACCCGGGTAAAAATATCCCCGATAGACATGTAAATATAAGGCGCTTCATCGTTGCTGTCATAAATGCGTGGTGTTGGTACAGACTTAAGCGGGTTCTTTCCGGTCTCGTAAAACGTAATCTCAAAATCTGCACGGCGCTGGCTATTTACCTTGGACTCTATGACGCGGCAAGTTTCGCACGCGACTATAAAAGTCCCCAGGTCAGGGTGTACTAACTGGCCAGATTTTTGAGACTCACACGCCCTAATCAAGCTGTCCCGCTGCAACTCCCAATCATCCCCAATCACATAGGCACGCAGATTAAAAACACGCCCCTTACGCCCCATGTTTTCCACATACGGCGTGTTATGCTGCGGGTATTGGTGCACTGCAAGTCTGTTGCCAAACTCGCTGTCTGTCTCCTCGCAAATAAACTTGACGCCCTTGTAACTAGGCTCAACAAATCTTAATGACATCATCCAGCCTTAGCCGTGCGGCGGTTTTGTCCTGTATTGACAACACGCGCACTATTGGGCGCTTTTGTTGCCGTAACCGTCTTAATCCTGCCATCGCCCGTGCTGGTGTTGCTGATGTTTGTTGTCACATGAACAACAGGTTGTCTGTGCAGGTCACCAGGCTTAATGCCATGCCTGCCAGTAATGCTGCTTGCATCGGTTTTTTCAAACTGGCGTCCATAGCTGCTTATGGGTGTACCGTTGCCGTCCTTAAAATCATTACGTCCACCAGACCGCACAAACTTGGCAAAATTACCTATCCCGCCCAAATGCGTCATCGCCAACGCGCCAGCCTCAGTCAAGTTAACACCGCCTATGTTGCGCCCTATTGCGCTATCTAGCCCCATGCCCTTAATCATCTGCCAGTTTTTTTGGCTAAACTTAGTCATAGCGGCAACTTGCGCCGCAGACGATTTTTTAAATGCCTGGTAACTGTCAACGCCGTGGTTTTTTGCCATTGCCGTCCAGTTGTGCATCCTGTCCATAAAGCCAGACTGTACCAGGGCATCCTTCCCCATTTGGAACAGCCCTGTATACCCGTATTTATTGGTTGAAAACGGGTTGCCGCTACTTTCTCTATCCGCCAACGCACTGGCATAGCTGCCGTTATACTGCCTGCCAGTTTTTGTGGCCTTGCCTATGCCATCGCCGCCAGAAAATGGGTTTATCGCATCAAACACACCTTTAAAATCGACAGGTGATGTAATGGCCTTAACCAAGCCATCCCATTTTTCGCTAACCCATCTTATGCCATCATAAAAAGCTGACTTAATGGGATCCACCACACCGGATAAATCCATAGCCGACTCAATCACATCAACCAGGCCATGCCAATATCCGGTAACGCTGCCCACTAAGTCAGAAAACCAACCGCCAATGCTGGACAGCCTATCCTTAAAATACCCGCTGATACCGTCCCAGTTGTCATAGATCAAATAAGCCGCCGCCGCAAGTGCGGTAACGCCGGTTAGTATAAGCAAAAGCGGGGATACTGCCGTCATGCCAGCAATACCCATAATGGTCAGCCCAGCGCCAAGTTGGGCAAGGCCTGCTATCACATAGCCGGTTTTTTGCTTAATGTAGTCCAGGTTGGTATAAAACACATAGGCAATGCCAGCCACAGCGGCCATGCCGATACCAATAGGCGAGAAAATAAGGGCAAATCCAGAAAGCGCAAAACTCAGCGCCTTTAATGCAACACCCAGGCTAACCAGGGATGGTATTAAGATTAAAGCCCATTTAAAAACGTTTGGGTTATTGTTGCCAAAGTCAGCAATAGGCTTTAGGTATTTTGCAAAACTACCAGACAGCTCCTCCAATGAAGCCGTAAGCTCCTTAACCTTTTGCTTATACAAATCGACCAGGCCGGACATTTCGCCTGTCTTTACGGCGGTATGCGTTACCGCATCGCCTAACGAACTCTCAATACCGGCAGTTGACTTCATGGCAACATCAGTTGATCCGCCGTATTTTTTTACGTTATGCGCCAGCACAAAACTAACTAAGTCCTTTTGGCTATTGAAATACGTTTTTTGGCCGGTTTGTAAGTCCTTAAAGCCATCCAGTCCGTTGTCCCTGATGTGCCGTAGGCTGGTTTTTTCGATTAAGTCTGAAATATTACCGATAGAGGCGGCCTGGTAAGCCCTGATAACTTCCTCGTCCAGCGTAGATTTACCCATAGCCGCCAGGCCATCGGTAACGGCAAACATGGCCTTTTTAATGTCATCAAAAGATGTTTTGTCGTCAATAACCTTGGTACGCCGCAATAACGCCACCATATTACCCACATCGGAAACGCTACCAGGCATAACAGCGGCCATCTTTGCGGCCTGCTCATAGCGCAACTGGCCAACATCCATTTTCCCCTGCAAGGTGTACTTGCCACCCTCGGTAAAAGCCATGCCAAGCTGGCCTTGTACGTTTTCTTTTTCCCGCTGTGGGTTTAAAGCCTTGTTGATGGCATAGCCAGCAGCCACACTACCAGCGGCAACGCCTATACTGCCGCTACCGGCTCGACTGATGGCGTGCGATGTTTGCTGCAACTGGCTACGTAAAGCGTTTAACCGGCTGCTTAACCCGCTTAAGCTAACGGTGTTTAATGCAGATATTTGACGGCGCAACTGTGCGGCCAGTGACCCAATGCCGGAAAATGCGGATCGTACCGGCGTTGTTGATGCCCTGACAGTACGGGTAAAGTCACCCAATGACCTGGCCATAGCTTGCACGGGTGCAGTAAAATGGTTGATGGCCGTAAATACTGCGCTAACATTAAAACGTCTTGACAACTGCCACCTCCTTTATGTGCTGTTTTCTTTCTTACTTATCCGTTCCGCCTGGACATACCAGCGATAAATATCATCACCCGTGGCATCTTCAACAACGGGTGGAGCAATGCCCCACCACCTGGCCACATCAAAGGCAATGGCTATTTTTTCTTCGGTGTCATCGCCTGGAAAGTCGTCTCCAAAAAAGGCTGTATGGCCTCCTGAACCTTGGAAAAGTCCTCCACCCCCAATTCGTCTATATCGCTTTCAAACGTATTGGTAAAAAAGGCCATCAAAAAACGCGCTTGCTCCGTTTCTGTTTTTGGCCGAGGTGGGAGTGGCTTTCCGCGTTGATCGGTATCAATAACCGGCTTATCCAGTGCAATCAGCGTCTTTAAGGTTAATGGCCGCTGGGTAACGGTAAGCGTGTTGCTGGCCTTGCCGTCAATAACAATCGGGTTGCTTAGCTCAATGGTAACTGTACTCATTACATCCAAGCCCCGTTACCCTCAAACTTAACCGAAAACTTGCCATCTTTGGTATCAACGCTGCCGTCTCCGGTATAGATGGCGTTGTACAGGACAAACATCTTGCTGTTACCAAAGTCAATCTGTACGGTAACGTCACGCAATCCAGTCACTGAGCTTGGGTTAAGGTTGTCAGTCATTAAAAACTGGCCTTCTATGCTGGCTGCCACTGGCTTTTCTGTGTAATGCGTGCGACCGTGACAATCCTTTACTGCCTCGGCCACAATATTTTGGCCGTTGATCTTAAAGCCTTCTTCTACGCCGGTTGAGTAGGCTATCCCGTTTGCCCTAACGTGGGCTGTTCCTGCTATTTTCATTTAAGCCCCCACTATGCCGCATTCAGGCGGAATTCCACCTTTGCAGCTGTTACGATTAAGTTATTGACCAATATTGGCGGCAGCAGCACGTTTACACGGTTGGTGTCTGTTGCATCCAGCTCAACAATAATATTTTTTTCAAAGTCATCAGTATTTTGCAAAATACCTTGCTGCTCCAACTGCCTGGCGTGTGCTACCAGGTCGGCACGGATGGCCTTTGGCGTTACAACAGCATTGCCAGCCCCAAAGTTTGTGCCGTCCGCCGCCAGCTTGTGGCGTGGGTACTTGCTGGTAATTAATGCGATTACACTTTGCTTGTAAAAGCTGAGCGTGGCACGCGTGGTAACGTCCAGATAGCTGGTGTCAGCCATGCCAAACGCATTGGTCTGGTAAGTGGTTATGGCACGCTGAATCATTGCCATGCCACCGTTATACATAACGGTGGATATGCCAGACTTAAGCAATGTATTGCGGGTAGACTGGCTAAATGCGTCCTGTTCTTTGGGCGGCATTACGCTATAAAGCGGCAGTGTTTGCAGCGTCCTGGCCGGATCAATACCCAGGCTTAATGCCGCCTGCCCAACAAAGTTACCCAAAGCCACCAGTGGCAATGTTAAGTTACCTGCCTCCAGGCCAATAACGCTGTTAAATTCATCGTTACGCCCAGCGCCAAAAGTCTGCAATGCTGACAGCGTGCCGGATCGCGCCGTAAATGCGTGGCCGTCACGGTTAAACATAGGCGTCCAGCGGTTAGCCAAAAACGTTTTAAAGGCATCCAGGCTTGTGGTGTCTGCATAAGGGTGGGCAAAAAACGCTACAGCCATATCATTAATCAACGGTAGCTTTGCAGATATTACAGGGTCTATCGATCCGGTAGCGCCATCTGCAATAACAACGGTAAGTCCTGCCGGTAATGCCTGGCCTGCAATTGCGCCCAAAAAGTTAATTGATACCTGCAACGAATTTCCGACTGAGCCTTTGTTTTTTGCCGTGAGCGTAACAACGCCAAGGGCTGACGCTGCGGTGCAAGGCAAGTCCTTAATGGCATTTACGGCAACTGCAACACTTGCCGCAATGGTTGTTGGCGTGTCTGTTGTTGCAACAGCAACCTGGACAAGTGTTGTCCCTATGTACAGTGACAGTGCGCCAGGCGCTGTGGGTGTACCTGATATTGTAATAGTGTCAGTGGCGGCAACTGACCCGCTAGAATCTTGTAAAGGCAATACCCACAGTTCAGAAAACGGGTTAACCTCTTTAAACGCCGCAACCATTAAAGCAGCATGAGAGCCAGCTCCGAACTGCGTTGTTGCCTGGTCTTTGCTTGATATTGCGACCGGAAGCTCTGCAACGCCAGCCGTTGTGGCCTGTGCAATGATAAGCGTGCGGTTACCCGCAACAAAATTGCCAGCCATAGAATTAGACACCTCGGCATAAACGCCAGCCGTCCTGATGTCTCTAGGTACTTGGTTAAAAGAAACCGTCATAGTTTATTCCTTATCAAGGTTAATTTTAGGCGTTTCCGCCCGTTTTTCTTTTGCGCAGACGCCATCGATGGCAAGCTCCACAAGGTCGCCGTCCAAAAAAACACGGTAATAATGCGTGTAAGCATCGCCACCAACCGCATCCATATCGATAATGGCATCTTCTGGCAATGGCGTTGCTGATCCATACGCAAAAACCCGGGTTTTAACCCCGTCTACAACTCGGTTTGCTGGTACTAATTTCATGATCTATGGCTCAAAATTAACTACAGATAGGTTGTTATTTGCGCCGATTGTACCACCATTTGTTGTATTTAGGTACGCACGCAAAAAATTATTTTCAAATTGTGGTGCAAACTGCCGCGTATGCTGGAAAGACATACTTATCATAGCCGAGGCCAGATCGGTATCGCCAGCCTTGACAAAGCCATATTTTACGGCTATTTCCGGTATCTGCTCAAAGCGGCTAAAAAAGCCAGGCTCCCGCATTAACGCACTAATAATCTCGTCAACCAGGCCGTCTATCACCAAATCAAAATGCTCACTGGTTGATGTGTTGGCCAGGGTTATTGTTATGTCACTGTCCACCCTAAAAAAATAGTCATGCGAAATCTGCGTATGCTTAACCTGCTCATACTGCACGGAGATAACCGGAAATAGCTTCGACAAAAAAGGGTCTAGTCTGGTATGGTAAACCGCATAGGGCAGTTTTTTTAATATACCGTAAATGTCATCGCGGATATTCATATCTTTATCTCTATTTTTGTAATACCGCTACCATCCGGCTGTATGTCGCGTATGCGGTATGGCGTGCCATCAACAGTCAACAAGTCGCCTTGGTTTAGCGTCAAAACGTCCATCGTCCTACAGGTTAGCGTTGGCGATGTGCCAGATAACATAATCCCATCACCGTATGGCGTATGTGCATGGTCAAAAATGGCCATAAACACGCCGCCAGCATAAGTAATGGGGATGGCAAAAGGCTCTAGCATTGCCCAATAATCCATGTCCGTTATGGGTGGTGATGGCGTAAGGCTTGCGCTAGGTTCGGTGGTAACCACATTTTGGCTGATACGTGCCCAAATCTCTTTTAAAGTGACTGACATTTCAACGGCCATCTGGTCAGCCCAAACATCAGCAACACTGATCCCACCGCCTCCAGACGATCCGCCACCCCCTGAATTAACCGCCAACGTCTCCGTTTTAATGGGTTGCGAGTATTTAATCAGTGTTTGCCCAACGGCGGGTATAAATGGATCATCAACGCCGCCGTCCACATTTAAAATGCCGCCCACAATATTTGTGTTGCCGGTTGCAACCATACGGTAGCCATTTATCAGCGTGGCCTCTAGTGTTGAATAAATCCCCAATGCCGCGTTTTTAAGCTCCAAGCCTTGCGCCAAAAAGGCCGGTTGCGCCCATTGGTTATCATGTATCCAACGCGAATGGCTAGAAAGTATGTCAGCAACCGAAACATCACCCGTAACGGTTAGCGTCACCCGCTTGGTTGTGCCGTTTATGCTCAATACGTCCGGCATGGTTACGACTGATACCACAGGTTGGCTTTTGCGTTAATGGCAAAATTTTGCCCAACGGCGCGGCTGATAATAACGGGGGTTGCCGAGTAATCTACGCCTGCCGCCGTCACCACCAAAATACATGCCGCATCTGTGTTTGCCGTCCTGCCGCCCTGGGTACTGCCATAGTCAAATGTATGTGATTTGGTGGCCAACCCGCCAACCAATCCGGTAATGGGTAGACCGGTTGCATCATTAACCACAACAGCACCCGCCTTGCCCCATTCATCGCCATTGGTTGCGCTGGGGTCTGAAAAATACAGGGTATATTTTGCCGTGCCAACACTGCGTATGGCCGAGTTAAAGTTAAGGTTAAAACTTGCTGCAAATGGGTACTTATGGGGTGCGCCGTTTTTGTCGACAAACACCACAAAGTCATATTCAGCCGGATTCAGCCCGTCAATAAACGCGCTTGAGTAAAGCACATCACCCACAAAATACATCAGGGTATCTGATGCCTTGCCAATAACAGTTCCTGCACCATCATCTATATCAGCATTGCTTCTAAACAACAACTGATGTTTCATGTAAATCTGGTAGCGTGTCAGGCCAGCCGTTGTGTTGTTAATTATCTGCCGGTACGGGAAGCTACCCGTCCCCGTGTTGCGCATTTGGTCAGTTGTGTAATAGGTAAGCCCCATGCTGGTGTAAGGTGACGCTCCTACGATAGAATCAGACGCGGTAACCTTTTCATCGCTTAGGTTCGACACGCCAAAGGCCTGGACATAACCGCCCAATTTTGCACGCTGAACCGATGGCATGTCGGCAGACGAAAACACATAGCCAGGTGGCCTGGACGATATTTTTAAATAGGCACGCTTATCAATATTGCCATTATTTGCATCACCATATACTTTTATCGGTTCGTTAACCGCACCTGGAAAATAAAAATCTACTGGCGTTCCGCCTGCCGTCTGTTGGTAATAAGGCGTATAGGTTTCAGGGATCCCGAGTGGCGGGGTAATAATGCCCTGCCATTCTTCCGCAATAGTGCCGTCTGTATTAAAAAAGGTTAATCCGGCTGACTTGATGTTTTTCTTCGATGACTCGTTTAAAAATTTCCAGGCGTTATAAAGCGTGCCATCGTAACCGATATAAAGCTTCCCAGCGTCCAGGTCTCCCGTGCTAACCGGAAAAGGGATATTTGTCATGCCAGCGGTAACAACCCAGTAATCATAAAGGGCGCTAAAAAAGGCCAGGCTGTTTATTTCCGCCGTGATGTTAATTGTCAGCGCAACCGTATCTATCACAACATTTTCGCCAACGATTGGCGTTGTGCCTTTACGGATGATGACGGCTGACTTTGCCGTTATAAATGCTCTTGCCATTATTGGTATCCTGGTTCAGTTTGTTGGTTTAATCGTATTGTTTGCGATGCGGTTATTGGCATTGACACCACACGCTTGCCCTGCTTATATACTTTTAGCGTTGCACTGGATGACTGGAACAAAAATGTGTGCGTATCCAGCACCGAGCTTTCAACGCCTGGTGCAAGCTCTTGACCTAATGCGTTGTGTAGCCTGACTTCTGACCCTGGCAATATATTGCTGACCAAAAGTGACATAGGCCTTGATTTTTCCGTGTCCGTGCGCTGCATAGACAGTACGTTTGAACCCACAATGGTCGGACGCTTTTCGGCTTTACCCTGTGAGTAAATAAATGGTGTCACCGATCCGGCATTAAAAACGATGTTGGCAACTGGCATTAGCTTAAGCCCACATCTGGGTTTAAAAAAAACTTTATGACACTGCCAGATAGCGTTGGGTTTGGCTTGTGGAACTTAAGCACAACACTCACTTCTGACCCTGCTTTTATTGCCTTGCTTAATGTTAAGGGTATTTTTGCAGCAACATAGCCTGGGTAGTTATTTTTCTCCCAAATTTTTGTACTGCTTTGTATTGCTAAAGCGGTTTCCCAGTCATTTTTTTGCGTTGTTTCAGAATTTACTGCACCCAATGTATCGGTATACATTGCACTGATGCTGATATGTGATTGGTTTATGTCCTGCAAAATTAACGGGTCTATCATTATTTCGGCTGTGAGCGTTTGCATACCTTCAGTTGTGCTAACTAATGTGCAGCTAAAAAATTCAGTACCCGTTTTTCTGATAGCATAGGCCATAGATGATCCAACCCATGACACCGCCAAGCTCCACAGCGTATTATCAGCAAAAAAACAATCTAGCGTTGGGTAGCCGTCGCCAGGACTCCACTCCAGCTGCTTTGAGTGGCTCTCAAACTTAAATTGTCTGCTTGCGCCGACTGATTGCTGCAATGCAAAAGATGATTCCGTCAGTGCAGATGTGCCTGTGTTAGAGCCAAAAAGCCCGATACTTGAATAAGGCAGTGCGCCGGTAATGTTTTCAATAACCAAGCTTGTCGATGGCACGGGTGATGCCGATGATGGTATTGCTGTTGCAACAACATACGGTTTATTAGGCACATTTACTTTGCAGTCTTTTATGAGTACCTTAGTTGAGTTACCCTGGGTATTACCAAGATATGACACATTTCCTACCAGTGCTGTTGCTGGTGTTCCGGTAAAGTTTGGGAAGTTAAAAACGCACTTTGATATTTCAACGTTTATATTTACTGTTCCTGCTTGTGCGGCTAAGCCGTATATAGGTGAGTAAAATTTGTTTGTTGTAACGTTTAAAATAAGATTGCTGCATTCAAAGCTTCCACCCGGTACTGCAAATTGGCCTATGGTTATCGATCCACCTGCACCGGCATCAAATAGGTTTATGTTTTTAAATCCTAAGTATTGCGCACCAGCTGCATTAGTTGGACCCAGCACAATATTAACGGATGTTGTTGCTGGGTTTGATATAGTAAATTTATTAATATCACGTGCAGCTAGCGTAACAAATATGCCCGATTTCCCCGTTATTGCGATTGTACCCAGGTATGATGGGCTTGCAACCCAAGAAAGCCCACCAGAATCGCCAGGCCATACGGTGCCATCATCCACCAAAATGGTTGCAGATATTGACATAGCAAGCGTAGTGCTTGCACCATTGATAAAGAACACACTTTTGCCATTTCCGCGCAAATGCAAAAAGTCCCCCTGAATAAAATTGCTACCCGACAATGGACCCTTGCCAATTTCCGAATACAGCGCACCATAGCCGAATTTTGCTATTTGTTGTGGCCATATTGTGCCTTTAGCCTCATCATTTATTTGATAACCAAAAACACCACCCACGCCGCCAGAAAAATGACTTATAGTGGGTGCAGCAGAAAAACCAGCACTGGTTATTTCAACACCTGTGTTTGCAGAAAAATTCATTTTGCTGGATCCACACCGTGTCATTATTTGTACTGTATTTGCAGGTGCACCAGAAGATGGGCCACGCGCATAAACCATATTACGTAGTTGATGCCTGGTATTTGATGTGGCCAAAGCAACCTGTCCTTGTGCCAGGTTTATGGCTGTTGCTATGCTATCTGCCTGTAAGCTTGCGCTTGCAGCCGTCAAAAATTGAGCGGATGAAGGCGCTGACGCAACAGCAGTTAAAACAACACCCATGATCGTTATGGTGTTGCCTGCTGCTGCTGGTGCATTGATGACTATTGATGCAATCGCTGGTATTGCTATATCTTTAGTTGTGCCATCACCCTCTTGAGCAACACCCCAGGTCGGTATGCTCGCATAAGCTGGATATGCCCCGTGATCGCAATAATAGTCAGCCATGTTTTTTCCTTGTGGTTAATGCGGGGCGGTATTAGCGCCCCGCAAAAAAGCTTAGTTTGTGCCTAAAACGTTATCGCTGATACCGGCAACAATGCCATCAGTGATATTGTTTGAAGGTGTAGTAAAGGCTGTAAAGCTGCCAGCCATATCAGTTACAACACCAGATACTTGTGTTCTTACCCATGTGCCAAAGCTGCCAATGTTCTGACCCAAAACAACAAAGCTGTTTGATGCCACTTTCTTTTCTGTTTCGGTAAACTCGGCAACCATACCCAAGGCTTTGTAATCTTCGGTGTGATAGGTAATAACTTTGCTCAAGCCATCAGCAGCCACCACTTCCGATCTGTCAAATGTACAGACAGCGCCGTTGGTAAATGTCCACTTTTTACCGATGATTTGGCCGCCAGCATCTTCAACAAATGACTCATCCTTTTTGTAGATTGTGGCAACCAGTGCATCAAGCATGGATGCAATAGTATAAGAAGCGCCATTATAAGTGCCGTGCATAGTGAGCACTGCCTGAATTTCAGGTAAATTTCGAAAATTCAACAGGGCTTGTTCTGCTTGGTTTGCATTGATGCCACCAGCTGCCATATTGTCTTCAAGCCATTTAATACGCACAACAGCAGCAGCCACAGCAGCATCATTGTTAATGATATAGTTGCCCAGGGTGTCAGTTGTGGTGGTTAAGGCAGTGCTTAGCGCTGTAAAGCCGGCTTGGATTAACGCGGTTCTTTCCGCTTCCGTGACAATCGCGGATTCATCTAATGTAGTTGTATCAACAGTTTTCATAGCTTCCTTTTAGTTATCCCCAAAAAAAACCGCCCTGGCTTGGGGATACCAGGGCAGATTAATTACAGCGTAATAATGTCCTTAATGGCCGCAAAAGAGGCACTACGCTTAACCAGTGCATCCCAGTAGCTAAATGACTTAACGTGTATTTGCTGGTCATTGAAGGTGTCTTTGTCATCCCTGACAACCTCGATTGATCCCCACTGGCCTACTGACAGATCGCTCCAGATACCGGCAATAAGTGCGCTTAAGTTAAGCCCTGTTCCTCGAGTCAAGCTGCTTGGTATGTTGTTACTGAGCGCTAGCGGCTTGCCGTACAGCGTTTTGTGCTCAAAGCTTGGCAATATGTAATTGCTGTTGGTGTTGGTAGAGTCTTTTAGGGTTTGCGCCAGGGTATTTTTAACCGTTGTGTTGGTGACAAAACCAATAGATTCAGGGTCTAGGTTTAGCTTTTCAATGGTATCAATCAGCTTTACAATCAATGATTGAGAAGGAGCGTTACCATTAGCGCCAGAGCCAGCAATAACTTGTGTAATAGCCGCCAGCACAGACGCGGGAGCATTAGCGATTTGTGTCGGAGAAAATAGGGCATCGTCTAAACTTTGGGCTATGGCCTTAAATAGCTGGTCGTAAACCCGTGCTTCAATATTTGGATTAGACTGGATATTTAACAGGCGGCTGAAAGATGAATGGGTGGTTAGTGCTTTTGGCTGCATGGTCAATTGCGAGGTGGTAACGCCTTGCGCTGCCGATGTTGCCGCAGTATCTCCACCCACCCATGTACCGGTTGCCTTAGACGTGGTAACAGGGATAACCGCCATGCCTTGGATCCCCAAAACGCTATCTACGCTTAACTGGCTAAGTGCCGACTTAGCCCACAAAGTATCAACCAACCTTTCCGGCATGTATTGTTGGCCAATAAATTCTCCACCACTACCAGGCGCTACCGATGACGTGGCGCGGGTTACCATTTGGTTTGGGTCTAAAAATATGCGGTCGCCATCATGGCGCTTGCCTGCCAGCCTGGCCATTTCCTGCGATGATTCGCGTTCGCGTCCTGCTCCGCTCCAATCGCCGGTATCCATTGCACGCAAGGCTGCAACAAAGCTAAACGGTGCGGTTCTGTTGTAGTTGTCCTTATCGCCAATCTGCTTTACAGCCACCGGCGCTTTTGGGATGTTGGGCGATGATCTTTCTTCTACTGCCGCCAAAATATCGGCTTTTACATCCAACACGCTGCGTTCTGAGGTAATGTATTCAATGGCTTTTTCAGCCATGCCCCACTGTGAGCACAACTGGCTTATTTCGCTTGCGCGTGTGTTGGCCGCTTTAACTGCCGCCGCGCGTATAGCGCCTTCATCAACAATGGCGGTTTGCTTTTCTGGTGTTTCCGTGGTCATGGTTTTTTCCTGTGGTTTGTTTTCAATGGGTTCAAATGCTCGGTTTGTGCCGACCGTTTCATCTGCTGGTACTGACACGCTAGATATTTCATGGATTTTAAATTTCATGCGGTAGGCGTCCACGCCGTCAATTTTTCCGACAACCTTTTCGTCAAAATAGCTGTAGCCAAAAGATACATTGGTACGCACGCCGTTTTTAATGTCGCCGATAATGCCTTGCTTGCTGTCGTCCGTTGACAGCGCTATGGTGGCATAGCCGCGCCCGTTTTCTATCCACGCGCGTTGTACTACGCCGATGTGCTTACCACTATCAGTTGTATTATGATCCAACAAAAAAGGGCAGTTACCGCTATTGGCAAAACCAAAATCAGCGTCACCGTTGGCATGGCTTAAAATTTCGTAGCCAAACCAGCGTAATACGGGGGTTTCAGAACTAAAGCTAATGGTAATGGTGTTGTCTTCGGCGTTAATGCCGCCGTCCACAATGTGTGCGTTACGTGTCAGTTGTTTTTTGCTTTCAGTTGTCATTGTTTGTATCCGGTGTTTCTGCCATCATTTCAAGTTTTAAAACGTCCACCTGGCTAGGCAACTTAATGCCAGCCTTGCCCAACAGGTCGTTTTCTATCGTCAATTGCTGCAAGGTTTCCTCCCAGTCCAGGCCAAACATTTCCGAACTGATCTGTGTCAGTGATGCCAGCCCCATGTTATTCAGTATCAGTGCCGCCCTGGCCGTTTCCATCAGGTTGACGCTTCGGAATCCGCGTGGCGTAAACTTAACATTGCAATACTTTTGGTATTTGGCAAAAGGCAGGTTCAGCCTATTTGTCATCAGCTGGTATTTAAGCCAGTCGCAATAAACACGATCAACAAAGCAATCGATAAACCAGCGCTGCTTATTTTGAAAGCTGGTTTGATCCTCCAAAGCTGCATATTTTGAGCTGGAAAAGTTTACCTTTTCCAAGTCGTTGGCCACAGACGCATAACTTAACCCCATGCCTGCCGCAATGCCTTTTAACTGGGTTCTGACAAAATCCGGCATGTTGGCGTTTGGGCAATCCCAGCTGACAGACTTAACGTCCCAGCCTTGTGGCAGCGAGCTTATCCCGGCGCTGGTATGGTCAAAGTGCATGGTGCCCATTTTTTCAATGGATTCCTCGGCAAGCCCACCTTCATCAACCGGCGCGGTAAAAAATATCTTGTTGGCAGCGGCCAACCTGGCGTTTTCCAATTCTGTCAGCTTGTACATATCCAAATGGTGCAAGTTAAGCACCGCTGATACGATCCACGGGAAGCCGCGCAACTGGCCAATATAGTGCTTTTCAAAGATATGCAGGCAATCTTCAGCGAGTATGCGTGTATCAGGCGTTGCCGTCATGGCAGAGTAAATGGCGGCACGCTGGCCATTTTGTGGGACGGAATTAATCCAGTACGCAACAGGCCTCATGTTGCTGTCCACCTCTACGCTTTGGAATATGGTGTTGCCGTTGCTGGCTATGCCATGATAAACAGAACTAAACTGCTCAATAGGGATTAAGTCCAGCTGGTAGCCTTGCTTGCCGTATTGCTTTCCGCGCCTGATGGCTACCAGGCATTCTCCGTCTCTGGCCACGCTTTCTATAATCAGCTTCATGGCATCCACGCCGCTGAGCGTGCCGCATGTGGTCGGGCATCCATAGCGCATAAAGTCCGCCCAATGCAGCTCGATGGCATCATTGGCAACCTTGTCTTGTGCGCCGCTGGACTTGCGACCCTGTACGTGTAAATCTATGCCGGTAGCACCTACAATATTGTTTTTCCATAACTGCAACGCCTTACCTATGTAAGGGTCGTTTTGGGCAAGCTGCCTGCACCTGCCGCGTACTACCTCCAGCGATCCGGCCAAATCCGCATTAATGCTTTTGGTTTGCCCTATGTCTATGGTGCGGCCAACTGCCGCCGCGTTAAAGCTGCGGCCATAGCGTGTTTTTTTTGCTGCCTTGCCAAAAAATCCCCAAGCCATACTATCCGCCTATGCCGTTAAAATGGTACAAAATACGCTTGATGCTGCGGCCTTTTTGCGCCAATACCTTGGCCTTGAACTTGTCCCTTAGCCTTAACAGGTCGTTGGCATTCATGCGCTCAAATTCTTTACCATCAATGCTGCTTTTAATCATGTCCAGTTGCGCGTTGCTTGCCCTGCGCATAATAAGTGCCTCAATGGCGTCCAGCATCTGCTCTTCAAATGACCTGAAATCCAGTATGTTGGTTGTACCGACAGGATTAGGCGCAACGGTCAGCCTGCTTGTTGATAGTGTTTTACGCTCACCCGGGCGCTCGGAAAAAAATACAACCTGGTATTCTCCAGCCAACAGGCCTGATGTGGTTGCCAGTGCCAGGTGGTGTGTGTCTGTATCAAGCGCCGAGCAAGACAAAACCAGCTGCGGTGCTTTGCCGTTAAACGCTAACTTAAGCACCCAACCAAACTTTGGTTCAAAACCGGAAATCCGGTAATCCATTGTGTAAGAGTCTCCCTCAGTGTGCTGGCTTGGGAATCTTGCTGTTATTTCCATGATGCGTATGGATTCCTTTTGGCTGGCTTGACCACGATGGCGTTTTCTTCCGGTGTGGATGTAATTTTTTCCGCTGGTTGCGGTGTATTTTCTTCAGGCAAGCCTGCAAACTTATGCAGCCCTTGCAATATGCTTTGATTTTTTGGCACAACTTCAATTTTAGCGATGGCATCACCATTGCTATCAATATCTTCCTTCTGTTTTTTAATCCGGTAGAGCGCATCCCGTCTAACCCGTGTCCTGATAAGCTCAAACGCTGCCAGGGCATAAACGCGGCAATCAAGCGCCTCATTACGTGTGTTTGTTGTTTTCTTGCGGTAAAAATAATGCTGCTTGCCGGTTTTTGCGTCTGTTTTTGAGCTTCTGGTTTCGCTTTCGCACAACTGGGTAAAGTAGTCGTGGCTGCGTGATTCTGGAAAGTGGCAAAACTTTGGGTGTAGCGGGTCTGCTATCTGTAGATCGTTAAAAACCATTTCCTTAAAAATATCTACGCCCACCCTATAAAATGACGATCCGTAATCAGACTTACTCAAGGTTAGCATGGATGATGGACCACCTATCCCCTTGATGGCGTAAATCTTGTTTTTCCGGTTTTTGTCAGTAAACTGGTACACCATTTTTGTGTTGTCGCCTGAATCTATAAAGGTGACTGATATATCAAGCACAACACCGTCAACGCGCCTGAACACCTGGCTAAACAAATGATCCCTAAACATTTCAAAGGCGGCTGGCTTGCGCGTGTCGCACTCAAACACAATGTAGTCTACGTTATAAGTACCGCCATTTTCTGTGTGGCCAAGCACCTCCGCTTCAATGCGGTTTTTTTGCACGTCAGCGCCAACCGTGATGTACATAATTTCATTGGGCAGGGTCAGCGGCGTATATTTTTCTATGCGCTGGGCAATGGAAATGTCGCCCATCACCTCGCCGATAAACTTATACGGCAAGCCTAAAATGGTGTTGTAAAACGGCTGCAACTTGTTAGGCAAGTTTTCGCAGGCTACAAACTCATGCACCATGTCAGTTAATGTAACCCACGGGCTAACCAAGGCGTTGGTGTGGAATCCTGGTGTCCTATGCCCTGGGTTGTAGGCCACCCACCGGCCATTTTTTGAGGCGACTAGCCTTTCGTGGCTGGTATGCAGCCCACCGCACAAAGGGCAGGCCAAACCTGCATCCTCCGGCACTGTCCATTTTACATGCGACCATTCTGGGTAAAAATCATCACCACAATGGATGCACTTGATATGCCATTTACGCTGGTCACTGTCCTGGTATAGCGAATCAATTTTTGATGCATCTGTTTGTGTGGGTGTTGATACCGCTATCACCTTGGAGTCGTGGAAGTTTTGCGACCGGCGGCGCACGATGTTGACCGGATCACCTTCCTGTTTTGCTGAAATCGGGAACCGATCCACCTCGTCCAACAATATAATTCTGATTGGCCTGCCTGCCAATGCTGTCGGGCTGTTTGCGCCTGCCAGCGCCAAAAATCCGCCGGTAAATTTTTTGAACAAAATGGTGTCGTCAGCATCGCCGTAACCGCTTTTAAAGATGCGGTTAAGTACCGGCGTATCACGTATCATTGGCGCTATGCGCTCTTTTGAAAACGATGACGCAAACCCGTCAGTTGGCTGGATAACCAGCATGGGCGATGGTTCTAGGTCGGTATAATACCCGATAACGTTAAGGATAAACTCCGTCTTGCCGAGCTGTGATGACAGCATCAGCACAATTTCTTTATTTTTATGGCTAGATACCTCCTCCATAGGTTCTGCCATATACGGCACGGTTGATGTTCTCCACCGGCCAGATGCTTCGGAAGATTCGCGCGACAAGTAACGGTACTGGTCAGCCCACTGACGTAAGCTTATGCGCGGGCGCGGCTTTAGTGCCAGCCTTGCAACCTGCTTAAGCTCCTTGCGTAATGCGCTCACTATTGCACTGTCCCAGTATCCGCTTTACTCAATTGATTGTCCTCGTAGGTTTTTTGATATTCGCCGTCCGCCGACAGCTCCTCAAGAATCTCATTTACTTCCTGGCCTATAATCCGCTTTATCTCGTGCGGGTCTGTAATGGTGGCCAGCACATGCGGTAGCTTGGTCTCCAGCGTCAATATTTTTTGCCGCACCCGGGTAAATTCTGTGCCAACCACATCAGCCACTTCGGCAATACTCACATAATCCCGCATGATGATGGCGTTCTTAAGCGCCTTGGCCTTGGTATCCTCCATGAGGTTTGCCAGTTTGGCATCAACCAGCGGGTTGCCAGTGCCGCCGTCAACCGTGCTGATGGTTGATGCGTATGCGCTGTTCTCCAAAAACTTGTCCGTGCGCTTACGGCCTGGCCGCTTCCTTGTTTCGTCCATAAATCAGTTTATATTTTTGCACACTGAAAGTGCATGCCATCTATGCCGTTTTTCCAGCGCCCACCCCATACCCAGCCTTCTTGCTCAAACGCTTTTACGATGATGCTTTCTGGTGTAAAGCCTGGTGTTTTGTCGCCCATCATATTATTGGGCGCGTCAAAATCTATGGCGGCACCATAGGCGTGCATGGACAATGCCGACCCGTTGCGCTTTAGGCGGTAGTTGTAGCTGCCGCTAAAAACATGGTAGTTAAGTCGCTTAATGGTGTTGTAGTCTTTTCCGCACATCGTCCAGATATTTTTTAGCACTCGCTCAAGACTGGCTGCACACGCGCGGTTTATGCGTATTTTTGATATGGAGATACTACCCATCACCATAGGGTAGGGCGGCACGATATAAACCAGGTTTTTACGCTCCCAGGTTGCATTTGCCAGTCCGTTAACACCGCGTGGGTTGCCGTACAAAACATCACACTGTACGCCCTGCTTGGGTATTGTCATCATTCGGTATTCCCGCCTATCGCTTCGATTTTTTTATTAAAAACTCGCCAAACCAAAAACAACGCACGTGTCCCCTTGTGTGCAACCACGCCAGATAGTACGCCACACAATCCTGGGTCTAGCCCAAAAGAGTTAGCAGCCATAAACCCAAGAAATCCAACGTAGCCTGCACAAGCAGATTCAAGACAAGATTCTTTAATTGATTTTGGTTTGTTTTTATTGCTATCAAGGTGTCCTACCATGCCGCCAACCAGTGCGATGGCGATTGCGAACCACCACATCTCAAGAGGCCATTTTGTTGGGTTTTTACTTAGCATGATATTAACCTCTTTTAGTTGTTATTACCATACCATAAAACGAATAATAGTGGTATTTTTAGTGTGAAATATTTCACATATCTTGTGGCACGATTATTGCTTTTACTATAATATACGCCCTATTGGGTTGTTTTTTTGTAAACTTGGAGGACAGGATGATAGGCACGCGCATTAAAATAGCACGGGAACACAAGGGCATGACGCAAACAGAACTTGCAAGGCTTGTTGATATGTCACAACAGGGAGTTAACAAAATTGAAAAGAAAATACACATTATGCCAAAAAATATTAAAAAGTTTGCCCAGGCACTGGGGGTGTCTGAGCAATACTTGGCATTTGGCAATGTTGACGAGCGCCATAGTGAGATTAACACACAAAAAGATGCTGAATTTATGGCGGGTTATGACAAGTTGCCGCGCGACCTGGTTAGGACAATATTGTCAGCAGTTGACAATAATTTGCTTGGCGATGGCGACTTGTCATTGATTATGGCACTGGTTAATAGGCTGGCTAGTTAAAAATATTGTCTGTAAATACCAGCACACATATATTGAACACGACCAGACCGCGCATTATTTCATGCTGCTTGCCTATCATTTTTTGGTAATAAAAACTGTCGGCTGCGCCAGAAACTTTGTTTTTCCTGATCCTGGCCAGGTTTTCACGTGCGCCCATGTATGTACAAATATTGATAAGCAGCCAAAAAAGATGCAATGTAACGCTGGTAGTAGTCATTGTTGTTGTTCCTTTAATTTTGTGTAAGCCATTTGGACGTAGTGCGCCATTTTTAACAGATCAAGCTCGTCCTGGCCTGGCCTTTCATTTCTGCCATGCCTGGCCAGGTATTTTTTAGCCTGGCTCAGGCAATCTTGCACGGTGTATTCGGTGGCCAGGTCGCTGCCTTTGTCTCCGTATTGGGCAACCGTGTAATTTTTAACGTGTGCCGCAACAGCACCGCTAAATATAGTCCAATCATGCAATCTTGTCATGCCCAAGCTCCTTTTCCTTTATGGTTGTTATTACCTTGTCACCTGGTTTTAGTATAAAAAACCAGCCGTTATCATCAATAACAGCCTGGATATTGCTTGCCTTTATCAAGCTTGCCGAGTTTTCGTTTATCATCATATCCGGCATGTTGGCAATGATTTGCTCTGTGGTGGCAATTTGGCCGTAATAGACTGCGCCACTGTTTGAGCTGTAAGCATCAACAACGGCCATAATGTCCCGTATCTCATGTGCTGCCGCACTTAATGCCGACTCGTTCAGTGAATCATTACAGCGCCTTCCGCCTGCCTCAAATTGCAGCGCCACCATTTCTATGATGGCTACTGCTCTCTCGCACATCATCTTAACGGTGTCCACCATATCATTATCGCCAATGCCGCCGGTATCGTCCAAAAACGCGCTTACTCTGTGTAAAAAATTTAGCTGTGCCATTTAATTCATCCTTTTTAAGTTACTATGCTTGGTTATGCCTGTAAAACCGAATTTATTTTAACAGTAGTTGTAAAACACAATTACTTTTTAGGTATTGTGTAGCCAGCACCGCCCAATCCGTCCTTGCCATAGATAAACTGCAGGGCGTTTCTGTCAAGCAAGGTGTAATTGCGGTTGTATTGGCCGTAGACTTGGTTATAGGACATAACGGTTGTTGATGTTGTATCCATGCTTTGTTTAAGCTTCATAGCGCCTTCGTGCGGGTGTTTTAGCCCCATTGCATGGCCTATCTCATGCAATAAGACTTCGTAGCCCTCAGTGCCTGGCAGCGGATTTTTTTGGTACTTAAAATCAAAGGTGTCGATGTTGACAAAAGCGGCCACGCCAGACGGTTGTTTTGTGTCCGATCTAAATAGTCGGTAGGCCTGGGTTCTTCCGGCTACATTAACCGTGTCTATATTTTGGTTGGCAAAATTGATGTCGGAAAAATGGCCACATGACAATCTAACTTGGCGGAAGTTTATTCCGGTTATGTTGTGCAGTTGCTTAAAAATATAAACCACTTGGGCTTGTTGCACCCGGCTAAACCCTGTTTTGCCAACCCAGCGGCAATTTATGTCGAATGAGTAGGTTATGGTGTTTTTTTCCGCCAGTTCTGCTGTGTTGTTCCAGTTGTAGGTTGTATCAACCAGGCCAAGGTAATGGTTTTTTGTGGTGTATGCAGCTTGTGCTGTTGCCGATGACAGTGCCAATACTATTGCTGCCGCTTTTACGTAGCTCATACTGCACCGCCTTGGAGCAATACCAAGCCGTTTTTTGGGGATTTCCTAAACTTCTTTTCCAGGGCTACCTGGCCTTTTCCGGTGATTCGCGTGGTGAATGACGGGTGAGAATTGCCGTCACGGTCTACAAATGGTGTATTTTCAATTACAACAAAATACCCGCTATCGATGTATCGCTGGTATGGCTGATTATTGGCTTGCAAGTACCCAGCAGCACGAAGCATTGCAAGTCGATATTTTACCGAGTACCCGGAGATTACCAAATCGCATTCACGTCTCGGCAGATTGAAGCACGGCAATTCTTTGTTTTGAGAAGAAAAATAGGTGTGGGAAAACTTCCCCTCTCCTATTCCAGCCTCAGCAAGTACCCGGCGGATATCTTTTAACACGTCATTATGTGGCTTTCCTGTTAATTCAGAAATTTCCAAAGATGACATGGTTTTATATTGCGCTAAGGCAATGTGATTTTGTGTGCTCATGTGAGTTTCCTTAAAAAATTAGAAACCCAGAACCATAAGGCCATTATGGTGCTGGACTGTGTGGGGTTGGCCTATCGGTACTCACGAACCGACCAGTCTTGCGACTGCCCCACCCAGCCCAACATAATAGATGTGCTAAAGTGATATGCATAAAAAAACCGCATTAAGCGGCATTTACGCCGTGAATATTACGAGAGGCCAATCCCGTGTCAGCATGTGGCTGACCTTTAAAAGCATAGTATTGTTTATTGGTGTTGTCAAATCAATTAAAAAATATTATGAACAATTCGGTGCTACCGCCATTGATTGGCGCTTGTCTAAACTGTATGTTTCGTACTCATTGTTTCGTTCTGTACGATACGAAATTTTCGTAACGTTGCCGAAGCTTGATTCTTCTGCCATTTTTTCAACAACTTTCATGGCATCGTTGTGGCGAACGTCCAAAAGATCGGTAATCTCTTTTAGAGTCATGGAATTTGTTTGCGCTAAGGCAAGGGTATTTTGTGCGTTCATGTGAGTTTCCTTAAAAAATTAGAAACCCGACACCATGACTGCAATTATGGTGTCGGACTGTGTGGGGTTGCAGTACCGGTACTCACGAACCGGCCAGCCTTGCGACTGCCCCACCCAGCCCAACATAATAGAGGTGCTAAAGTGGTACGCATAAAAAAACCGCATTAAGCGGCATTTACGCCGTGAATATTACGAGACTGCAATCCCGTGTCAGCATGTGGCTGACGTTTAAAAGAATAGTATTGTTTCTTGGTGTTGTCAAATCAATTAAAAAACATTATGAACAATTCGGTTTTTCCAAATAGTTGGAAATGTTGTAATTGTGAACAGCGTCACGGTTTTATTTTAAATTTATGCGGCTATGCTTCGCATAAATCATTATAAATTAAAAAATATTTCGTTAAAGGCATCAATCCTAGCGTCCGCCTCTTCTGCGTCAATACTGGACATCAACATGGCAACCCGATCAACAAAATCATTCATCTTGCTGGCTGTTACTTGCACATGGTGCTTTCTTGCGTGCTCCATTGCCCACTCCTCGTCAGCACTACTCAAATCAATCATGCCTATATCATCCGGTAATGTTCGCTACAAAAAAATGAGCTGCCGCTTTCTGACGCGCCGCGTGTTGATGATGACAACGTGCCAGGCTTGCCACAGCCATCCATGCCGCACAGGTGGTCAATAATGCCCCTGCCTGCCCTGATTAGTCCGCGTGCCTTGTGTGTGGCAATCAAGTTGTCCAGCGTGGCTTTTTTTTCAGCCATACGCGAATGGTAATCACCCATGCCTGCATCATTGCCGCTGGCCTGCTTTGCATAAGCCAGCATCTCCGTAGGATTGCATACAACCGTTTTTTTATCTGCCCTTGCACTTATTGCGGCAATGTCGCTTTCGTGCATTAAACGCGCCTGGCGTGCGAATTTGACCGCATTTACAATAACCAGCATGGTTGGCATTTTTTCCGGCAATTGTGCCGTTAGGTTTTCGTAACCGGCTATCACGTCAACCAGGTCGTAGTTGTAGAGCTTATCCCTAAGCCTGCCCTTAAAGTTGGCCAGTTCGTTCGAGTTGCCAAAGTCGCGGCGGAACTGGTCGGCATAGTCGGCACGCATGGCCTTGGTCATGCTTGTGACGGCGGCGTTTAGCTGCTCGATATAGTTTTGGTCTGTGGTTGCCAACATGGGGGCTGCTTGTGTAAAATACGTCTGTGGGTTAGTAGTCATTGTTATTCATCTCCTCTTCAAACTTTGCACGGTTCCGAAAGTAGTCGTCTTTCAGTTGACTTGATGTTTTTTGATCCACACTTAAGCCAGGTGCACTGTTAGTAGCGGTCACCTGGCTTTTTTGTTTTCCTGAGTCTTGCGCCTTGGACAGCCAGGCATTAATAAACCTGTCTATGCCTGCCTTGGTTTTTCTTTTTGCTGGGTTTGATCTTAGCCACCCAAGCATGTTACGCGTCTCCTGCTCTACGTCTACGGCTGGGTAAATTGTCTGGTAGTCGGCTATGTCTGTTAGCGTGATGGTCTTGTAGGTGTCTTTTGCATTAAGCGGCAATAATAAAAAAACATCTTCTTGCGTTTTTTCCTGACAGTCCAAACCCAAGCTTTTTGGGGTTTGGACATAAAGATTATTATCCTGATGGTTGTATCCTGATGGTTGTATCTTGATAGTTGTATGAATGTTAACTGGGGTTAACGGTGCGTTAGCCACGGTTAACGGTGCGTTAGCCACGGTTAACGGTGCGTTAGCCACGGTTAACGGTGCGTTAGCCACGGTTAACGGTGCGTTAGCCACGGTTAACGTGGGTTCTCCCCTGAATGAACAGGTGCTGTGATACTTTTCTGTTGGCTCTACGTACAATCTAAAGTCGTTTTGATCCTGATGTTTTTCAAGCAGACCTAAGTCGGTTAATTTTTTTATCCGCTTTGATACAGCCGCCTTGTTGTTAAGTCCAAGTAACGGCATTTGGTTTATGAGATGCCTGTAATTAACCCATACTTTATTGCCTATCTTTGTTGCCATTTTGTTGCATTGCCAGGTCGCAATGTAATCAAGCAGCGCCCAATCTACCAAGTCTGTTACTGATGCAAGCCCCGAGTCATATATGCCTGCCTGATTTATTAGTATCGTGTATTTCATTTTTACCTCCTGTTAAATTAGGTCAAGCACTGTAACCAGGCCATCGGTTGCCGCCTCTATATCACGCCACTTTTCACGGCGTGGGTGACGGCAACCATAAGCCCAAGACTTGACGGTTATTTCTGACACACCCAATTTGTTGGCCAGCTGTTGGATGGCTAACTTTTGGGTTACGTTTTGTTGCTGGATATATGTTTTTATGTTCATGGCTAAAGTATACAATATGTATTGTTTTTGTGCAATCGTATACGTTATGTATCGTTGATTATCTGCACATTTTGTATATTATTAACAAGTGTTTAATAGATAGGTGATAACCATGAAATGGTACGACAGGGCGAAAATAGAAATGAAGAAGCAGCGCATTACCCAGGATGACCTTATCCAGTGCCTTGGCGTTACTACGCGCGGCGCCGTGTGCCATTACCTGAACGGCAGGCGAGAACCCAGTGGCGAACAGCTTGAGAAGATTGCTAGCGTGATAGGTTGCACAATGGATTATCTGCTAACCGGAAAAGATGATTTTGCCGCAGTAAAGTATACAGGGAAGATTGATGACGAACTCATAGCCGCCATGCTTGATATAACGGACGATCAAAAAGCGGTTGTTTTGAGTGTCGCCACTGGATTTATGGCAGCAAATGCCGGTAAAAAACAATAAGTTTAATTATTTTTAATATTAAAAACGCCATATAAATCAATAAAAAAGCCGCTTAAATGCGGTTTTTTTGTGTCTTTTTTTTAAAATATACGTCTTGTATCTTCCAAAGTATACAAATTGTATCTATACTGTCACCAAGTTAAAAGCTTGTTGCTGATGCGCGGCAACCGGCCTTACCTCCGGCGCACAACGCGCCGGTTTTTTTTTAATTGTATTTTAATATTGGGTGATGTATGCAAAGGAATTTATATAAAGACTTCCCAGCAAGCAAAATAAAAAAACTTGTGGCTGATATTGAATTGCTGGCTATTGAGCTGGAGGATTTGAAGCATAAAAAGACGCCTATGGCTTATAAAATAAATAATGCACGCAGTATTGGCAAGAATGAATTGCTGGCTGCATGTGCCGCGTGAGGTGATAAAATGGCAATACATAAAAGCGGTAAAACATTCCATGAAATGTGGTGCATTGAAAACGGGCTGATAATGTCAGGCCGCCAGCTTACGGGCGTGCTGGGTATTGGCATGCAAAAGCTAAAATTACTCATAGCACAGGACTTGATCGAGTTTCCAAGGCCTGTCAAAACATGCACGCGCGGAAATATAAAAATAAATTATTACAAGCGCGTGGATATTGAGCGGCTTATAAGCCAGGTTGACCTGAAAGCCATTAGGGTTAGCAACTGGTCTGGTAATTCAATTAAAGCGGCGGCTGAGAAATCAGAAAGTAAAAGTATTGATATTGGCCTGTATTGCCAGTTTATGGGTATATCAGCACATACCGACAATATAAGAATGTGCGGCACTGGTTATTATGCGCACCGTTGATATTGACGAGGCTGCTGAAATATTGGGCATGCACCCTGAGTCTCTACGCCGCAAAATGCGACAGCCTGGATGCACCATTCCAGGCTCTAAGCCAGGGAAGCACTGGCGTTTTGTTGCTGAACACCTGTATAGCTACATCAGCAACCCAAAGCAATCACCAAAACAAGAAGCCCTGGAAAACAGTACGTGCGTATTTACCAAAGAAAAGACGGTGGTACTTGGTGGGTATCGTACAAACCGCCAAACGGCGCAACAGTACGCCGATCTACTGGGACAAAAGACAAACAAGAAGCCCAGGAATATGCCGACCGGTTAAAGTCTGATTCGTGGCGCGTATCAAGGCTGGGTGAGATCGAGCGACACACCTGGGAAGATGCCGTTATCCGGTGGGTTTCCGAACGTGGCGACAAAAAGAGCGCCAGATCAGACTTAAGCAACTTCAGAATTTTGCATGCGGCAATGGCAGGCAAGGCGCTGGATAAGATTACCAGGCCGGTTATTGATGGCTTTGTTTACGAAAGGCGTCTTGACGGCGTTAGCAATGCCACTGTAAACAGGTCACTAGCATTGCTTAGGGCTGTGCTTAATACAGCAGCCACTGAATGGCAGTGGCTGGAGTCACCGCCAAAGATAAAGCTGCTTAAAGAGCCTAAGCAGCGTGTACGCTATCTTGATGACAACCAGATAACCAGGCTGCTTGGAGAGTTGCCAGAACACCTTAACCTGATTGTTAGGTTTGCGCTGGCCACCGGATTGCGTGAATCAAACATTGTTAACCTTGAATGGCCATCGGTAAATATTGGCAGGCGTGTTGCCGTTGTTTCCGCTGACGACACAAAAACAGGCAAGGCGCTGGGAATACCGCTTAACTCAGATGCAATGGATGTTATTTTTAGGTGCCAGGAAATACGATCAGAATATGGCCGTAGTGTAAGCCATGTTTTTACTTATCTGGGTAATCCAGTATCAAGGGCAAACAACCACGCCTGGCGTAAGGCGCTTAAGCGTGCCGGTATAGATGATTTTAGATTCCACGACCTCCGCCACACTTGGGCAACCAGGCATATAAATGCAGGAACACCGGTAGATGTGCTTAAGCAGCTGGGTGGGTGGTCGTCTGTTGATATGGTGCTAAAGTATGCACACCACGCTGGTGATAGGCTATCTGAGTATGCTGGTAATATATCCGGTATATGTACAAAACCTGTACACATAAAAAAAGGCTCGCCTAATTAATCAAGCAAGCCTTTGATTTGTTTGGAGCTGGAGATGGGACTCGAACCCGCGACCGGCTGATTACAAATCAGATGCTAAAAACGCATGTTATTGATTTAATTTAATTAACAATTAATTTTATCAACATTTTGTTTAATATAAAGCACAGTAAATCAATTGCTGTATCTTGTGCATGTACAAAAACAGCACAAATCTAAAACAAAAAAAAGTGATATATACAAA